CTACCGCAACTTTATTAGTAGCAGGAGATGCCCAGGCCGAGGAAGTTCATTTTCATTCATCATCAGGCACAATTTATTTAGGTGATAGTAATGTAACCTCATCAACTGGGTACAGAATGGATAATGGAGATAAAGCAGTTTTTGCTAATCACGAAAACGCAATATACGGCATTACTTCAACAGGTAGCGCAACGATGAGTGTATTGGTAATTACGAAATGACCGCTAACGAATGGGCCGCGATCTGTGTTGCGGTTGGAACTTTAATTGGATTTTTGGTAACAGGCGTAAGATTCTTAGTGAAAAGTTATCTTTCTGAACTTAAACCCAATGGCGGCAGCAGCGTAAAAGATAAAATTAATGAAATTAACCAGCAAGTTGAACGGCTAGAAGCCAGGGTTGATGAAATTTACAGGTTGTTAATTAAGAGATAATAGGGGAAAATGAGTAAAGTAATTGAGATAGCCAAAGCCCAAATTGGCTACAAAGAAGGTTCTAATAACGAAACAATTTTTGGCAAATGGTACGGCGCAAATAATCAACCTTGGTGCGCTACCTTTGTTTCCTGGTGTTTTAATGAGGCTGGTTTAATATCTAATATTGCAGCACAAAGCAAGAAGGGTTTTGCCTCTTGCGATGCGGGCCTTAAGTGGTTTAGTAAGAAAAATAAGATAATTCCAATAGGCCAGGCTCAGGCTGGAGATATTGTATTTTTCCAATTTGATTCTGATGCCGAGCCTGATCATGTCGGAATCGTTAAATTTAACAATACTGCGTTAAAATACTTGCAAGTTATCGAAGGTAATACCTCAAGTGGTAATGTAGGAAGCCAATCAAACGGAGATGGTGTGTTTTTAAAAAAACGCTCCTACTCCCTAATAATGGGTGTAGTTCGCCCTTAAGGGATAAAATGAATAAATTAATCGCTAAACTAAAAGACCCTAAAACAATTGCTGCTTTTAAATCTTACGCAAGAGCAGTTCTAGCATCAGCCGTAACAATGGCAATTGCTCTCGCTGCTGATCTTGCTCCTCAATATGCAATTTTAATCGGTGGCGTAACTGGCCCTCTTGCTAAATGGGCAGATAAAACAGAGCGCGAATACGGCCTAGGTTCTAAGTAAATTATGAATCGGGGGAAAATTTTAGATGAGGCTAAAAATCTCACTTATACCAACAGGCAAGATGATTATGGAACGCCTACTATTAACTTTAATCGTATTAGCGCTCTGCTATCTACTTATCTTGAGCGCGAAGTAACACCTGAACAAAGCGCTATGATTTGCGTACTAATCAAAGTTGCAAGATCAATGGAAGCCTATAAAGATGATAACTACATTGATGGCGCTGCTTATTTTGCGATAGCGGGGGAGTTGGCAAATGGTAGAAAGTGATCTAATAGTTATTATTCCAACTAGGGGGCGGCCTGATAATGCTGTTGCCTTAGAGCAAGCATTTGTAGATACAAATACGACGGCTAAAAGAGTTTATGTAGTTGATTTTAATGATGAGTTAAGAAAAGAATACTCATATAAATTACCTGTTGAATCTGTAATTATGATTCATAATGAAACCAAAGGGATGGCTTATCCTTTAAATTATGTAGCAAGAGAGTTTCTAGGCGAGTTTGATAACTTTGCATTTATGGGAGATGATCACCGCCCAAGAACTGCTAACTGGGATCAGTTATTTGTTGAGGAACTTTATTCAGGCTCAGATATTGTTTATGGCAATGATTTATTCCAAGGCTCAGCCCTACCAACTGCCGTTGCTATGTCTAGTCAAATTGTAAAAGAGTTACGCGGAATGGTGCCTGATACTCAGCGCCATTTATACCTTGATAACTTTTGGCTAAAACTAGGTCAAGATTTAGGTAAGATTAAATATATGCCTGAAGTAATAATTGAACACTGCCACGCCTTCAATGGCAAGGCACCGATGGATGAGAATTACGCCAGGGTAAATGCTCCTGAACTTTATGCAGCCGATAAAATTGCTTATGATAATTACATCGCAAGTGATCAGTATCAGAGCCTGCTTTCTAAAATCAAATGAAAATCCTGATAACAGGTGATGAAGGTTTTGTAGGTAGAGCATTTCATAAAGCGCTAGATAAGAAAAGTAATGATGTAGTTGGCTTTGATATTAAATCAGGCACTGATGCTCGCAAATTCTTTGCAACCGATGATACTTATTTTGATGTAGTAATTCATCTGGCCGCCGTTGTTGGGGGCAGAGCCACCATTGAAGGGAACCCTTTGGCGGTTGCCACCGACCTTGCGATTGATTCAGACCTTTTCCAATGGGCGCTTAGAACTCGCCCTGGGCGAATAGTTTATTTTTCATCCTCTGCTGCTTATCCAATAATGCTTCAGCGAGCAAGATTTAAAGCGCGGTTAAGTGAGCAAGATATAAATTTAGAACATATTAGAACACCTGATCAAACTTATGGCTGGAGTAAATTAACAGGTGAGATGCTAGCGCAGTACGCTAGAGATGAAGGTTTGAAGGTAACGATCCTTCGCCCATTTTCAGGTTATAGCGGTGAGCAATCTTTAGATTATCCATTCCCATCTTTTATTGCTAGGGCAAGGCAGAAAGTAAATCCTTTTCCCGTTTGGGGAACTGGTAATCAGGTAAGAGATTTTGTACATATTGATGATGTAGTTCAAGCAACTTTTGCAGCCATAATTAATGGCGTTGAAGTTATGAATATCTGCTCTGGTAGGGCAACCTCTTTTATTGAATTAGCGGAAATGATGATGCTTGCTGCTGGTTACTTAGCACCAATACAAAGTAATCCAACTGCGCCAGTTGGCGTTGAGTATCGTGTCGGTAATCCAAGATTTATGAATTTAATATATGAACCCAAGATTTCCTTAGAACAGGGTATAGCGCAAGCGCTAGCCCAATAAAAAATCCCTACCTCGCCAGCCGTCGGCGGAGGTAGGGATTTTTTTGTTTTTAATTATTTGTTGTATCTTGGATCAGTACCTTGGCAAGCAGCACACCATTCAGTTACTTCACTTGCAAATTTCCAAAGTCTGCGCTTGTTGTTATCTTGAATTAAATATCCGTGATTGCGACAAAGTAATTGATATTTTCCGCCATCATCAGGACAATCTGCTAATGTAAGTTCAACCCAAGTGTTTCCAACTTGCTTAACAAATTTTGGTGCTTTGAACTCTCTCCTTGCTGGCTTTGCATTTATTACGATCATTTTCTTGCCTTCCTTTTTGTGGGCTACCTGCTGTATCCCAATAAGATAAATGTATAGACACTTGTCTATCTAGTCAAGTATCTAGCCCAAAATGTCCTTCGGCGTGTCTATTCCTGCTACCGCCCGCTTAGCCTGGCTCTGATAGCCTAGATTAAGCATCCAAGATGGAACTGGGCGCAACGGGCGCTGGCGGCTGAGGCAAACCACGCCCAAGGCAAACCAGCCCCCGATGAAGCCCAGGATTGCCCAAGGCAGCGCTCTCCTGCCTTTGCCGACGGCTGCCAGCACGGTTAAAACCATCCAAAGGATTCTCACTTGATGTAATCCTTTAAATAATCATTAATAACCTCAGAGGCGGTTTTGCCCTCTGCTGCTGCCTTGCTTCTAACTTTGTTCCAAATTGCATCTGCAATTCTTACTGATCTTTGCGGTTTAATTGGCATTACTCTCCTAATAGTGTTTTTAGATGCGGATTTAGAACTTTCATACTGGTATAGATAGCCCTGCTCATTTCATCAGGATCGCTGCTATTGCTAGCAGTAATTAGAACCTCGGCTGAGGCAAGCATATCCATTTGCATTTCTGTAAATATTGCTTTCATTGCGCCCATAGTTTCACCTCCCTGCCATCAACATATTGGAATGTAAAACATCGCACTTAGGACAAACTAGGCACTGAAACTGCTCGCCATTATCGTATTGATACCAACGGCCAACTAAGTTAGCACTAGGTTTTTCACACATTACACAGTTTTTCATTATTTTGCCTCCTTAGTTTCGATTGCTTCAATATAGGCTTCTAACTCCTCATTAAACATTTCATCACAATTAGAGCAAGTTATAGCCTTTGCAGATAATTTAAAACCGCATTCAC